ACTAGAAGTGTTTGTACATCGTTTCCTGTCAGCCCTGCTATAGTTTCGACCCCGATAAACTTTGCACCGCTTAAACCTGCCGTGACAGCCTGTAGGCGTGCTACGATTGCTTCTACTACAGTCTGCACATCAGCTTGTGTACCAATAGCAGGAATAGGAGTCATGGCTGTGTTCTTTGCTCCGCTTGCCCCTGCCCCTGTGGCATTAAGAAGATTAACGACTGCATTTAAAGCTAATCGTAATTCTTCTCCACGAGCGTTCATATTAGTTTTTGTGACAGAAGGTATCCAGTTTGGATAATCTGCTTGTGCTGTATGGTCAAACGTGAATGTGTCTTTTGTTGTAAATGGCATCTACCTCATCTCGCTTCCTAAATCGAATTCTACACGCAATGATATGACTGACATTCCCTCATCTAAAATGCTATTTCTAAACCTAATCTGGAAGTAATTCGCTCTCTTTGACATCCTTTTTCGCTTAACTACAGGAAAGAACGATGTGTTGTAGGTGAAGTTTGCATATCCAAAACCTGTATAACTGAATGAACTCGTCTGCATATTTAAGGCGACTATGCCATTACTTTGCCTACTTTCAAAGGAAAGCTCTACTGAACCCCTGTTCATGGGTTTTGCTGTTAAGTCGAGACGATTTATTACCTTAATCTTTGTTGGAGTCCCTGCATTGTCCTCTTTTGTATCCAACCATGCGTCAATCGCTACGCCATCATCATTCGCTACAGTTGGGTCGAACTGATAAACAATGCCATCTGTATTTGAACCAAAGCAAAGCGTAGCGTCAATCACGGCAAAGCAACTAGCGGGAATGTTTGTGTCGTAAAGCCAAGCATTTGCCTTGTAATCCCAAACATAACAGACGTTGTTGACACATAAACCGTAGTAGTTGTCGAAGTTGTAACTGACTGCTGTGGTTAGATTGAGTTGGCGAAGTAGGCCGAGGTCTTGACGCTCTACCCCAGCTTTGTTGATGATAACGCTAACATCATTGACGGATAGCCTATTGTTGACTGTAGTGTTACTAAGAACTTGGAGGACTCCGTTTACCGTAGAAGCACATACAATTGAGTTGTCTACTTCTTGGATTGAGCCGGGGATGTCTGAGCCTTTTTCGAGGTTGATGGAAGCATAAGGGAATATTGGGTAGTTAACTCCGTCTAAATATGATAGGAAGCCATGCCCCATACTGTGGGATACATAGAGAACATCGAATATGTGGGCTAGTCCTGCAACATTTCCAGGGATCTTCTGTAGGCCATCAGTTGGGAAATAATCAGCATTGTAATTTGAACCGTATAGTCTGCTATGCCATATTTGGTCGGGGAAATTGGGATTGCCAGAGCAGAATACTGTTGCTTCTGACTTACCGCCGAAAACCTCGTGAATTGTACAGTTGTTAATGAATTCTGGATTAGTAAGGGAAGCCTTGTAAGCCGTGATAACTACATTATTAGTTCCGATAGCAGGGGCAATATTAAAGGTGACTACGCCCGTTGCTCTGTTGACTGAGAAGTTTGTTGTCTCTACCATTGGGACGCTGTTGACGATTGCCGTAACGAGAGTAACATCTAAGACAGTGTAGGGAAGAGTGTAGGCTGTTACTGAGCCTGGTGCAGAGAAGGAGATACTAAAACCACCACTTAACAAGTTAAACGATTCTTTGTCCGTTCCATCGTTTGGCGCGCCTGTTGGTGAGCGCCCGACAAGGACTATGGGGATGTGAGCTGTTGTCTTAACGTCTGCTACAGTAGTGCCATCGAAACTAAGGTAGTCGATTCCATTTTTTAGGTAAATTGTGTCCGAGAGAATAAAAAAAGAGGCTGGCGCATTTGCCAAGCCGCTTCTAATTAAAACAGGTTGTAAGTTTGCTGTTTGTGTATAGAGGTTTGTACCCCATGCAATTAATCTAAACTTTGCGCCACTTGCCTTAATGTAAGGAGAAAGACCATTGATTTTACCGGGTCCTAATGAGATAGGCCATAGTCTTTTTGTGCCAGGTCTTTTGCCTATTGTTTTATCCCGGATTCTTACATTTTGACACTCAGGAGTTTGGCTTGCTAATATTAAACTAGGATTGTCCAAGTAGTTCAACCCGGATGAGAAGTCGGCATAAGTCAGTTCACGCGCCGTGCTGGGAAAACGTGGAATAGCTATCTGTGCCATGTTTGTTCACCGTCCTTTATGGCTACCATCCTGTTTCATTAGAAATTCCGCTTCCACAATCATAAATACTCGGTTTCATTTCCGTTAAAAAACTGTCAAAACGGTTGAGATAAACTAAACCATTGGCTTGGTTCCCCGTAGAGAAGAGCCATTCCCCCGCACAGTAGTAAGCCAAGTAACGATGATACTCAGGCTTTATTTGAGGGACATCAGTATCGAGTACAAGGTCAACTGGGCGCTTGTAATGATAGATAAAAAATGTTCCCTCATAATCAGAATTAATAACGATGTTTGCCATTTCAATCGTGTAGTCGGTAAATTGCCCCCTATTGCCGTAGTTGTCGAGGAATATTACCTTATTTATTCCCACTAAGTCAGATGGCAAAGGATTTAAAACAAGACTAGGTTCAACATCAACAGGTAACGGGGTTTGAACGATTGTCGTGACTGCTTCTATTTTGTCTTTTTCAGCGAATTTTGATTGAGCGGTGTTTACGAAATCATTGAAGGCAAGTTTTATATCTGCCGTATCGCTGGGAGCGAGGACCACTCCGTCAGCACTGTACGTATTTGCTAATTTGTAGGCTAAGTCTCTAATCTGAGAGAGGTTCAATCTAATCCCCTCCTTATATGTCTAGTATCAGCACAGACACGCTCGTACCTGTGGCATTTGAGATAACGCTGAGGTTATTCTTGACTGTGAATTTAGTTTGTAATTGTGTCATTGCTGGGACTAGGAAGCCGTTTAGTGCTGTAGCAGTTTGAGTTGGATGAAAATAAGCTGGCTGTGCGCCTGTATTACTTATCAGGCAGGGTCTTCCGTTTATTGGGATGTCCTGTGCTAGTGCGACTAAGTTTGCTATTACTAGAACCTCTTTTGCTAATGGGCAATGTGCCATGAGTTTTTGCCTCCTTTGATTTTGGTTTGGACTTTGCTTTTTCAACTACTTTCTCGGGTACTGCGTCTTTAGCTACTGGACGCAGGACTTCGAGAAGTTGAGTGAGTAGGGCATTGTTAGTGCGCATCTCTGTGCGTATGTCGTAGAGTAGTTGACGATCTGATGTGTTTGTGTCAATCTGAGATTCTAAAATAATGTTCACCTCATTAGAAAGAGAGGGTGATTAGCCCTCTCCGTTATCACACTTGGAATATTGCGTTGAGTTTGGCTTTGATTTCGTTGAGAAGTAGGACTACGGCTGCGTATTCAGTTTGTGTTGGATTTGCCCCGGCTGCCCCCGCTACATCAGGGGAAGCTACTTTTGCCGTTTTGTCGAGCTTGAGTTGGTCTAGATTTGAATATCCCATGATTTCACCTCCATAAGATAAGGCGAGTATTTCTACCCGCCTGTTGAAATTAGAAGCCTGTAGCTCCCGCTAAACCTGGTGCAGAACAGAATATTGACTTCCATGAGTTACAAGCAGCAGCATAACGACTTCTTCCTGCCATAATGTTACTGTCGGTAGGCTGATCAATATAACTCTTAGTTGTCAACGGAATTCTATCAAGCCAAATTAGAGATTGATATGCTTCATTGTATGCAGAGTCCATGAGAATCCAAGATTCTAAGCCAGCGGTTGTTCCTGCAAGCGCAGTAAGATAGGGGCTCAGGACAATCGTCCAGCGGCCGTAGTGTATTGACGCGGCATTGTTAGCTGTTGTTGGGTTCATATCTGATCCAACTGCTTCATAGACTAACTTTTTGATGGATGCTTTGTCAGGGATGATAATGGTATCAGGGGTACAACTCAGAAGGTTGCCATCCTCATCCTTGAAATAGTGCATCTTCTCTTCCGCAAAGGAAAGGTTATCATAGCTAAACGCACCATTGTAGAGGTTGGACTGAGGACC